CCTAACACAGGCCAAGAAGTACAAACATCTGATTGGTATTGGGTTAATCCTGAAGGCGAAATCGTTGCTTATAGTGATTTACAATTTCGTGATACTGTATTTCCTAATTTAATGAATCGTTATAATAATGAAATGTGGGAAGGTATAGATAACTTTGGGGTTGTATCTCCTGTGGTCGGTTTTGACTTTTACCATTACAAAAATAAATTCTGGCTTCATGCATATGGATCTTACTTGTTACCATATCATAACCGCCCAATTGATTCAAAAAACAAAATCTCAAATATCCCTTTTCTTTGCATTTTCTAATTACATTAAAACGATATTTTGTTGAATAATAAACTTGTGATGATGGGTCTGTTGTACTTCCGACATAAATTTGAAATGTGTATTTAGTAACATTTTCAAAATTCGTTCCCTCACTTGCATTTGGTGTTAATGCGCCACTTGCAAACATATCACGCCACCCACATAAAAACGTGGTGTAATGTGAACTTGATTGTAAAACGTCTGTGTGTGTGTTTAGAATTGAACCGGTATTGCTCAACGTTTGAATTCTTGTTTGATAACCCCCCAATGGCAAATTTGATTCGTTAAAATATGCTAATAAAAATGATTCGTCGGTTCTAATATCAACTTGTGATTCCGGTCTAATGCCTTGAATTGGATAATTGGTCAAAAACCTTTTTCCACTTCTGTCACTTTGATAATACATATTGAACATATTTAATGCCGAACTCGACGCAAATGTGGCGTTATTATTTACCAATGGACTTGCCAACCAACTCTGTTCGGGACTTCCTTGATGAACATAAAATTCATTTGATTTAACGGGGTTGTCCCAATCTACTTCAACCAATCCATCTGCGTTTACTGATTCAATGTAAAAATTAACATAAACTTTATATGTTGCCACGCATTCCCATACTTGACGCAATTCACTAAAAGTTAAATCGGCTTTACCAACTTTTATATTGTTTGGCATATCGTCTAAAGTATATTTTGTTATAGTGTTAAAAACTTCACTTGCGTCAAAATAAAATAAATCTGTGAAATCAACTCTCGGCGCTAATCTAAAATCCCCCCCAACCCTTATTGGGTCGCCACCCACACAAGGTTCATAATAACACCTTGCAATTAAATTTGTTGTTGACGTCGTTGTTTCTAAACATTTAAAAAAAATCGGTATTAATGTTGACGCAATTCCGTCTTGTTCCGGTTGTAATGATATTGTTATTGCCATATTATAAAATTATTTCAAAATTTGTGGGAAATGCGTCCCCAATTATTTTTTTAACTTCTGTTTCATATATAGATGAAATTTTTTTTAATTGTTCGTTTATTTGTGTTTCTGATTTTTTAACAAAACCCAATTTGTTTTTGTCCATTGGATTTCCTAAACCATAACCACCACGTGATGTTGATGTTTGTTTTGTTGCTATTGCAAACGCAATTCCGCGAATGGTGTCATTGTCACTTGCTATTCCTTTAACTCTAATCCAACGCATTAATCCATTAATATAATCGGAATTTCCCGCGCCCGTTCTAACGCTTGCGTCATACGGAACTTTGCCGGCGGGAACACCATATTCAACAACACGCCAATATGAATTTCCTTTAATCTCTAAATCAAATCCAAATTCGCCCATTGGTGTAATTGTATGTTGTAACGAATTAATCAAATCACCCGACGCACGCCGTTTAAGATCAATTAATTTTGTCCCCAAAATTATTTGAATTTGTGTTGCTATATCTTTAACCGGTTGTAAATCCATATTAATTAAATAATTCTAATTCGCAATATCTATAATGTGAAATTCCAAAAGTTATTTTTATTCCCAATGTTCGGTCGTTTGTTGCGTCCGATAAAAATTCAATGTTTAATGGTTCGGTGAAATCTGTTTGGTGATTATCCCACCATTCCGGCGATACATCAATGGTTGAAAATGTGTGTAATCTATTCCAACAATTTGCCCACCAACCATCAATTTTTGATAACAATTCCGACCAATACCAATTATATGCCATTCCATCATTTTTTAAATCTGCCGGCGAACTTGTTGCGTTTTTTATTTTATATTCAGATGGTAAATAATCATAAAATACAATTGTGAAACTACTATGCGCCAAATAAATTCCTTTTCTTAAATCGTCCAATTTAAATTTCATTTGTGGCGGATATACCATCATAAATGGATATTGTTTTTTATGTCGATTGTCAATTTCTTGTGGATAACCAAACCAAAATCCACGTTTATTTGGATTATCAACACCCAAAAACCATTTCAATTGAAAGTGTTCAACTAATTCTTTTAATGTTATTATTTTATCTGCCATAATTTATTTATTTAGTCACAATGTTTGTGACCATTAAACCATTGCATTGAAAAATTTATTTCAACACCCAATAATCGGTTGTTTGTTGTTTCTTTTGTAAAGTTTAAATTTAAATCACTCACTAATGTTGCGCCACCCATTTCGTCATATGAAATTCCATTTGGGTTGCTCACACGATTAAACCATTTTAAAATCAATGGTGTCATATCCGACCATTTCCCCAATGGCGCTTTGCCGTGTGAATTTCCTACTTCTTTAACATTATAATCGGACGGCAAATAACCATAAACCATAAATGTAAAATTCGCCGCCGCATTCCACGCGTTGTCTGTTGTTTTTAAATCTTTTATTTGTGCTTGCATTTTTGGCGGGTACATTATCATAACTAATTTATCATTTTTAATCGCTTGTAATTGATGATAATTGTCAATGTCTTGTGGCATTCCAAAAATAAATTCGTCGCCCGTCCCCGTCCATTTATCTTTCATTTTTTCAATTATTGCGTTTAATGTTGTGTTAACGTCTGACATATTTAAAATTTTGTTTTATGTTTATTTGCTCGCGCTTTATGTTTTTGTTCTTGTTCCATTGATTTTCTAACCTCTGTTTCATATTCATTTTTTGCACTTGACCAACTTATATATGTGAAAATAACATATAAATTTTGGTGTCTAACTGAATCAACTGCATTGTCCGGCGCTTTTGTAAACAAACCGGTTCGTGCAACGTCATATAAAGTGTTTAACCACCCATAAGGTTTCATTATGTCCCAATGTGCGGTTGCGTGTCTGTTTTCGTTTCTGTTTCCGTCTTTAAAAACGTTTGGATATTTTTGTTCCAAATGTTTATGCGTCCGGTCAAAAAAAAAACGAAATCCCAAACGACGTCCATTGTTACGTCTGCAAACAAACGTTTCTTTTTAGAAATTTTGTCTTCGTCATAAACCTCGCCTTTTTCTCTGCATAAAATTGCCATTTGTTCTGCTATAACACTAAATTTTCCCCCCTCTTGTTTCTTTGATAACATATCTAATTGTGATGTTTCAATAAAATCACCAAATGTTGATTCTGTCATTTTTTCAATTGGAAAATAATATGTTTTGTTTTTTAATTTAAATCCCTTTTCAACAAATTTTCCATTGTATTTTTTTTGTGCGTCTTCATTTAAAAAATTACTCATTAACGTCAATGCGTGCATAATGTCTTTATGGTTTGTTTTATCCACAACTGATTGATCTAAACCCGTCATTTGACAAAAGATTTCACGATTTAATTTTAAATTTTTTAATCCACGTTCCATTTGTTTGTGTGATATTTTTTCAACGTCCGTTTCGGTTTCCTCAATCTCTGTCAACTCTTCGTCTGTTAAACCATTTTTTATTATGGTATAAATTTTTTCATAATCACGCAATTTTAATTCATTCCATTGGTTCGGCAAACCCACACGTTTTTCACCGATTTTTAAATTTATCATTTGTTTGTTTTTTTTAAGTTTATAATTTTTTTTTCATTAATAAATTTTTCTTTGTTCATCATTGTTTCCAATTCATAAATTGTTGAATGAATCAAATCAAATAAATCCTCTGTTTCCTCGTTAACATAATCCTCGTTGTTTTCGTCTTTTAATGCCGCCGCAAATCCTATTCCCGCAAACAATAAATAATTGGGAAACATATAAATCCATTCACTTTCGTTAATGTCCATTTTATCAATTGCGTCACCAATGTTATTGTGCAATTGTTGCGCATTTCTTAAAACGGGTTTAAAATTTGCAAACGCATTATATTTTTTTTCGTCTGTTATTCTATAAATAAAACCCTCAATTTCTTTTGTGAATACGTCCAAAATTCTTTTATGTTCTTTATTTATTGTTTTAATTTCCATATTTTGCAAAAATAATAAATCGATTATTTATAACGTCGCAATTTTAAGTTATCCAAAATATACAATTTTAGATTTATTTAATTCATAATATATTCGCATAATTAAAGCGTCTGAAATATCCGGTGAACGACCCAACAATTGTTTTATTTTATCCTTTGGTGTTATTTCCAATTTGTTGTCTTTGTCAACGTTGTGTTGTTTAACCATTTCAAATTCCATTATGATTTCATTTTTTAACTTTGAATCACTAATATAAATCAAACCATTCTGAACCATTTGTGCAAAACGATAATAACATTGTGTTTTTAAATTTTTATAATTTTCGTTGTTTAATGCTTTGGAATTATTAACAAAAGATTTGCAACCCTTTAACATATCAACAAAACCACCACCAACGCCGTCACTATCTGCAACAATGTTTGAACGTTGAACGTTGTGTTCTTGTGCAATATCTTTGACATAACTTGATAATTCGTCAATTGAATTTTTGTCTAATGTTATAATTTTAAAACATTCCCAACCATTCCACAAACATATCACGGATTTGTCCCGACCATAACGCGCAACGTCAACCGAAATATATTTTGTTCCGTTACCTTTCACAAATTGGTTCGTGAACATATCGTTTAAAGAATCAATTGAAAATAATTGTGAATCGTCGTCGGCATATTCCCAATCACCAAACAATAATCGTTTTTGATTTAATATGTCTAATCGTTTTAATTGTTCAATATAATGTTTGGAAATGTTTGGATTATCCGTCACCAATGATTGAACAAATTTGTGATTGTTCTTTAATTCATTTTGTTTGTATGGTTTATAAAATTCAGAATAAACCCAACCTTTTGACGGATTGCACGTCATTAATAATTTGGGAATCAAATTGTGTTGGTCTAATTTATATCTCATTCGTGATTGAATAACATTATACGCCATTGGTGAAATTTCTGAAACTTCGTCAATAAATGCGCCCGTTATCTCAAGTGAACCCAATGAATCAAAATTAGGATCAGACGGGTAATGAAATAAATCTTTTAATAAAATTTCTGATTTTGTGTGATGTAATGTAATGACGGATTTGGTTTCGTTATATGTAAAATCCACGTTTGCATTTAATCCTTGCATTGCGCAAACTTCAAAAAATGATTTTAATGTTGTTTCTTTTAAATTCTTTAAACGTGAACGACCAATAACATAACGTGTGTTTGGATATTTCAAACATTGTTTCAGAACCCAATAAACACCCAACATTGATTTCCCACCACCTGCGCCACCACCATATAAAATAACGTTTGTTTTATTGTCTTCTAAATAATCAATTGCCGTCGTCTGCTTTATTGATAATTTCATTTTCCGCGTATGTTTTTGTTTCAATCCAATTAATGGGTTTTCCGTCCATACCGGTCAATTCTTGACGTTCAACATAACCACGTGATTTTCCTTTTGTCTTTAAATAAAATAATATGCACGGAACGTTCCCGTCTTTTATTTGTTTCCACAATTCGGATTCACATATGTCAATTGCAACTTCGGTTATATCGTCAACCGCTTGTTTAAACTCTTCGTCGTTTTTATAATAACGATAAAACGTTGAACGGCTACATTTACCAAAATGACACGCCAACGTTACATTTCCCATATTCTGTTCCAAATGTTTTAATAACGTGTCCTTTGTTATTTCGGTTCTTTTTTGTTGTCTTTTTTCTGCCCTTTTTTTAGATTGTGCCATTTTGTAACATTTTTAAAAAATACAATATAATAAATTAATTCAAATATGTTTCACGTAATAAAGAAATGTTTTAAACGTCTTCTTGTTCAAAATCATAACCCTCGTGATTGTAACCACCCAATGACGCAATTGGAACATTAAGACATTCGACCATTGCAAATTCAAATATCTTTGATTTGTTTTCATATCCTAAAACTTCACCCCAATTTTCACATAATTGTTCCCACATTTCAAATGTTTCTTTTGAAACTTTTAATGTAATTACTTTGTCAAATTTATCCGGTTTTGTTAAATCTGTTTTGTCTTGATCCAAATAATCGTTTAATGATTCATATTTAGTAAAATCGTCTTTGGGTTTATATTTATTGTAATCGTTCATAATATGGTTCTAAAAAAAGAATGGGACGCGTTTAAACGTCCCACTCAACAAAAAAAACTATATGCACGCAAAAACAAACAAAACGCGCAAATACTTGAATCTTTGAAAATACGTTTGTTTTTTAATTATTTTTCGCAATTATTGATTATTTAATTTTACCTAATTTATAATCCAATTGTTTTCCTTTTGTATCTTTTAATGCTTGTTGCACTTTACCCATTGATTTAAATAATTTATTCAAACGACGTTGACGCGCTAATTCTAATTCAATTAATGTTATTCCAATGTTTTGGTCGCCGTGTGTTTTTTTATAGTTTTCCAACATATTTTCACAACCCTCAATGTGTTCTTCGGTTCTTGACGTCCATATTGTTTTACATATATGCAACATTGCGTCGCGTGCGCTAATTTGTTTTTTATTCATTTTATTAAATTTAAATTATTGTTTTGATTATCTGTTTCATAATATATTCCACAATGTTCACCACAAGCCGAACAAATCATTATGTCCGAATTTGTTGGCGCGCCACAACATTCAGAAATGGCGTCCAATTCTAATTGGTGACTTTGTTGTTTGTCGTCTAAATATAAATTTGTCATAATTAAAAATATATTGTTATTGTCTTATTATCAAAATCAATTGTTACGTCTTCAACTGCAAATGATGTTTTGTTTTCTGTTGAATAATGTTCCGTTGTAATTTCAAAATCTTTTATGTCGTTAGTTAAATCAAAACTTTGTGTTTCGGTTTTATTGTTATCCGATTTTCCAACAAAACAATCAATGTCAACTTCTAATTCCAATTTTGTTGCATAAACGCCACAATCTTTTATTCCCCATTTTCTTGATTCAATATAAAATTCCCAATGAACTTTTGAATATGCCGTGTATGTGTCAATTTCGCAATCCGTCCATTTTGCTTTATTAACACGCAAAAAATGCTCTAATCCATATAATGAAACGTCAATATCTAATTTGTCGTTTGTGTCCGTTATAAATTCCATTGCAATTTTGTTTTTATTTGATATTTTAATTTAAACCATTTTCGTTTTAAACGTTCAACAAATGGTCGTTTTATTTTTTTAATTCCACTAATTTTTAAATTATCATTGACAAAGTGAATCAATTGTTCGTGTCCATATTCATTTAAAAAATCGTCAATGTCCATATGGTATGTTGTTTGATAAACCGATTCGGTTTTATAATCAAAATTGTCTTCGTCAACTGCGGTGTCACACGTTTCAATGAATGAACCAAATTGTGATGTGTCAATAAAACATTCAACGTCACCAAACCAATCGTTCCAAATGATAATTAAAATTTCGTCTTTGTCGTCAAAATAATATATTGAAACATTATTATTGTCAATTTTATAATCCTCAATTTCAATTTTAGCTTTCCAACTTATGTCGGCAATTTTATTTAATATATTGAATTTCATATTTTACGAATTAATTATGGAAAAACCGGTGAAAATTGCAATTCGGTTTGGATTCCAATTGTCCGACGAACCAACCTCAACATTGTTTTCAATAAAAAATTTTCTTTTTTTACCTTTTAAAATCTTTTTTCGTTCCGCCCAAAACTGAAAAAATCCTTGACACCTATTTTCAAAAGGATTTTTAACACCCCATTTAAAATTATCAATTGTTGGAATTACATTAATAATTTCAACTTCAATTTGTGTTTTCATTATTCTAACAACTTTAACAACTGACGCCCAACCCGTCGCCACACTTGATTTTGCCAACACAATTTGATTGATTTTTAAATTATTCAAATCAACGGGACTTATAAAATCTTGCCCGCTTTTTAAGTTTAATAAATTCATTGTTTATAGTTTTTTTTGTTTCTTAGATCAAATATATAAAACTTTTTTTGATTAAATGCAATAAAATAAAAGTTTTTTTTATTTCCCTCTGTTAAATATATTTATAATAATGATGTAAATTGATAATGTTGCCATAATAATCAATATATTATTAAACATTTTCGTTAAGATAGTTTGTTATTTGTTCAATAGCGTCTTCAAATCCTTTGCAAACAACCGCATAATAACCACGTGAATTTAATTTTTCAATCCATTCTTTTTGTTCTTTTGACGCATATCCTTTTTTGTCCGCCTTTAATTCAATAAACATACCATTATGATTGTTTGTCGGGTGAAATAATCCCAAATCGGGAAATCCTTTAACATATCCGGACGCTTTCATTTTTTTTGCAACTGATAATGATGTTCTCATTCCGCCGGCACTTGCGCAATAAAGTAATTCGGGAAAATTATATTTAATCCAATTAACCACCGCAATTTGAACTTTTAATTCGTTTTGTGCCATTTTACAATTTTATTACTTTTTCTAAATCAATTTGGTTTTGTTTTAAACTTTTAAATGTTAATTTTAAAATTTCACTTGATAAATTAATTTCTTTTGAATTTACTTTTAAAATGTTTCCAATTTTATTTGTCTTTGATTTTAATTTATTAGATTGAATTAATTCATTTTTTAGTTTCAAGATCACATTTTTGTCATTATACAATAATTTATATTTTTCCAATTCTTTTGTTATTATTCCGCCATAATCTTTTATTTCCCTAAATGTGCCGGTTTCAACGAATTGTTTATATGGATTAATTAAATTGTCCATAATAAACATTTTGTGCATTTCACGTTTTTGTTTCTCTGAAATCTTTTTTTCCGGTTCGGTCTTTTTTGGAACGATATTTGATTTAATTTCTTTTCCCCAAATTGGATTTGTTTTTTTGTTTTTAGCAACTTGAATTTTAGACCAATTTAAAAAATGAGATTTTGTTTCCTTTAATGATTTAAAATCGTCACCCTTTAATTTTTGTTCCGAAATAAATTCATTTAATAATTGTGATGTGTTGTGTTTTGATATTTTTAAAAACATTGAAACGCTTTCAATCCAAACGTGGTTTTCTTTTAATTGTTCAACATTAATACAAACTGAATTATTAAAATCTTTTTTATTTATTTTTTCTTTTTTTATAATTGTTTTATTAGTTGTATTATTATGTTTTAAATTTTCCTTAACTCTGCCTTTAAATTTTTTTAAACCCTGCGTATCATATTTTTTAAAATCTGCCTTTAAAACACGCGTGCGTCCGTCAAACGATACTTGTTGAACCAACCCCAATTTTTTCAATTTTGATATTGATGTGGATATTGTTGTTTTTGTGCAACTTAAAAATTCGGCAAAATAATCATTGGACGCAAAACAACCTTGTTCATTGTCTAAAGAATTTATTTCCACTAATAAAATTTTTTCCGTCCACGTTAAATCATTATTTAAATAAATGTCGCGTGGAATCCACACCCCCAAAAATTGTCTTTTTTCAATGCTCATTTAAAATGTTTTTATAATAGATTACAAATTTATCAAAATCCTTTTTAGCGTCGGGGGTGTATTTAAATGAAATATATTCCTCATAATGTGGAACACGCCACCGAACCGGTGAATGTTTATATTTTTTTTCCATTCTTTTGTGCGCCAAAGATTCCGCCAAAAATTCCACATTTTCGTTTATTTTCTTTTTATCCATATTAATTTATTAAATTAAAACGGCAAATCATCATTGTTTTTAATGTTATTATTAACACTTGATTGTGATGTTTCTTTGGGAACATATTGTGAAACTTCCATATAATGGGTTAATCCATTGTCGGTTTTGTTTCTACGTTCTTTTATTTCAAGTGTTATTTTGCCACCATTTTTTTGATTGTCACGCAATTGATTTGCAAAACTTTCAACATCTGTTATGTCTATGTTTATAATTGAACCACCATTGTCAAATGTTTTTTCCCTTAAAAACACGCCGTTTATAAAAATTTTATCTGTCATTTTGTTTATTTTTTATTATTAATTAATTCGTCCATTTCGTCCAAACTCAAATCCGTCATTTTTCCAATTGATTTTAAATGTTCTAATCTGAATTTTGTTGGGTTTTCACAATATGATTTTATCGTTGGTTGTGATAAATTTAATTCTGATCCCAAATCTCGTTTTGATAAGCCGTGAAATCTCAACGTCTTCATAAATAAATTGTCTTTCATTTTTTTACTTTTTATTATTAAATACACCATTACGACACATTTGTTTAAATTGGTCGCGACAATCTCTATATACCTGATTATCACGCAACCAACTTGCCAATGCGTCCATTTCTGATTTTCTCATTGTTTCCAATGAATTAATCAATTTTTCTTTTTCGTCACCGGTATTTATTGAACCCCAAATTAATGATTCAACAACTGAAATGTAACCATAACCATTTGTTTCACTAACAATTGGGTCGTCAATACCATCTAACAAATCGTCAATCCAATCGTTATTTTTTTGTTTTTTTGACATTCTTTTTAGATTTTACTTTTTTAACTTTTGATTCCTTTTTTTGTTTTTCTTTAATTTCTTGAACCATATCACGCATTTGATTTTTAACAAACATATTTTCAAAAAATGGTTTACCATTTAAACTTTTTTCAAAAACTTTGTTTATTAAATTTTTTTCAAATTTTGTTGTTTTAATGTCTTTGTTTGACATAATTTTTAAACCCCTCATTAATCCATTTATATATACAACGGATAATGAAAAAAAATAAAAAACAACTAATCCAATAATTCCAATAATTTTTAATAACATAACTAACTAATTTTAATTTTATTTTCTTTTACTAATTTATTTAATTCTTTAATTGAAATTGGCAATTCAATTTCACTTAATAACATTAATTCGCCCAATCCAAAACCCTTGTGAACGTTGTAAATTTTTCCATAAACAATTGTGTGATTATCAAATGTTTCTATTCCCATTGCCGACATACGCGCTAAAAAAGAAACGATTGCCGGAACTTTTTTAAAATTCCATTTATTTGGATAATCACCCAAAAAATTATCACCAAAAACATTCTTTGCATAATCTAACAAAACATATTTAACCGGTTTTTCCTTGTATTTATTTTTTAAATAATCACAAGACGAAACAACATTATATTCCCCGTTTTTGTAAATGTTAACTATTTTCATTTTACATTCCGCCATTATATTCACGCATTGTTTGTTCCATATCGTCAACCACTTTTTTATGAACCGGATTTTGTTTTGGTTCTTGTTGTTTAAATTCGTCACTTTCAACTTCTGAATAAATTCCCAATAATGAAAATTCTGTTATTTGTAAAATTGCTCTTGCTTTTGCTCGTTTTTCTGCCATTTCCAAATAATATGTTGATTTACAATTTTTCGGTTGCGCCGTTGCAAATGTTTCAATTGTAACTTCATTTAATGTTGCGTAACATTTAACCGCACAATAATCACGTTCACAAACCACCACGTCATATTTTAATTTAATCTTTTTTTTTGCCATTATTTTTTCAACGCCGGTTCTTGTTATAATTGGAATTGATCGCCCACCCAATTTCATTGTAAAAACGTCTTCTTTGTCCAATTCATATTTAATAAATATCGCTTTTAAACGTTCCCTTTTTGTATCTGTTTTGTTTTCCATATAATAATTTTTTTTAAAGATACTAATTTTTTTTTATTTGATAAATTTTATTTAAGGTTAAAAAATGTTTTAACTTTTAACCACGCGTCGTCGATATTGTCCACAACTTCGGTGTCGTCTTTTATTAAAACATAATCGCCGGCACGATATTTTTTAAACGGCGGGAACGCACTTGTTCCATCAACACGCATTGTTTCAATGTTGTAACCATCACGTCGCAATGTTTTTATTGTGCTTGCTAAATCAAAATTGCGTGGTTCTATTTCATAAACCGCAATGTGGTTGTTTATGTGTCCGTGTTTTTTTAAATAATTCAATGCGCGTGAATAATGTGTGTTTTCGCGTCTTTTTGGTTTTTGATTGTTTTTTGACATAGTTTATTTATTTAAAGTTAATTTTTCAGTTATTTCAATAATTTCATTGCATAATTCAAAAGGGATTTTTGATTTCTCATAATTGTTTTTCAACCCTTGTGTGCCGGTTCGCGATCCGCGTGGCGCGCTTTCGTGACACGAATCACCATTTTTGCACATTGGACGCGGAATCCAACCATTTTGATTGAAAACGTTGTGTAATATATTTGTCCAAATGTCCGTTGGTTTCATTCTTGTATCACCATATTGACAATATGTTATTGTGCAACGTTCCGCAAAACCATTAAATAATCCTAATTTTCGCAATTTGCCACGTGGGTTTTCTATAAAATAAAAATCGGGTTGAAACATTTCAATTATTTCGATTGTCTTTTTAATGATTTTAACGCCGTGTTTGGCTTGTGGTGTTTTGGGTGTGTGGTCTTTATTCCAATGGTGTCCAATGCTTGCAACGGAAAAATATGTGCAAGGCGGTGACGCCCAAATTATGTCCGGTCTAAATGGGACTTTTGAAACGTCAAAATCTAATATGTCGGTGACATAATCAATTCCGTCAAATGGTTTCATATCGCTTGTGAAAATAGTGTGTCCACGTGCTTTTGCTACGTTTGAAAAACTACACGAACCACCAAATAATTCCAATACTTTCATATCCAACCCTTTGATTCTCGCATAATTTTAAAATCCCAACCCAACGGGTGTTCACACCAATAATATGTGTCCCCCACTTTCATTTGTTCCAACGCTTGTTCAATTAATTCTAAATCAACATAATCGGATATTGCTTGAAAATCGTTGTCAACGTCTTTAAAACAAAACGTTAATGCGTAATTTTCTTTTAATTCAAATCCAAATTTTTCACTTTGAAAAAAATCAATTAACGTGTCGGATTCTTTGAACGTGTTTTTACAAGGTTCATATAAATCGGTGTTCCAAATTAATTTCCACATATTGTTTCGATTTTAATAACATTTTTCCAATTGTCGTATTTGTGAATTGTCTTTATGTTTGTTGATAATTTGATTTCTTTTATTGTTTTATATCGGTCTATATTCAAGACCCAACATTTGAATTGATTAAATAATTTTTTCATAATAGTTTTTTTAAATGTATAATTTTGAATAAGTAAATAAACGACAAACCAATGGATTTAAATTTGGTTCGTACCATTCTTGATTTCCTAAAACCAACGAATAATGTCCACTTTTATATTCTTCAATGTGTAACACTTCGTCAAAAATCAAAATTTGTTTTAAAGATGAATCGTCCGTGTCTTCGCCAAAAAAATAACCCTCGTATTCTTCCATTAAATGTTGATATGAATTTGATTCTTTAAGTTTTTTTGGTGTCAATTTTTCGCACATTTGAAAATGAAAAAATTCTTCCAATAAATCTTTTAAATCACTTCTTTGTGATTCTGATAATCTGATAAATTTTCCCAACGTAAACCCGTTGTTTTTTCCGTTAAATTTACATTCTTGTAAACGTGGCAATCCGCCATTGTAATTGCAAACATATGTTTGTCCATTATATTCAACTTTATACATTGTTGAAAAATCGTCCATTTCGTAATCTGTTATTTTAAATTCCATTTTATAGTTTTTTTTGTGATGTTTGTTTTACTTATTGTTACAAACTTATTGTAAATATAAAACAATTTTTGATTTCCTACAAGTTTTTTTTATTAAATATGTAAAAAAGTTTTATTTACCTCTGTTAATTTTTTTATTATTTTATGATATTATGGGAAAATTGACAAATTAACCCCTCGTTTTCGTCCCAAATAAACCCCTCGCACGCTTGAACTGCGCCTTTATATCCTTTCAGATTGTGCCACGCGTCCGTTCCACTTAATGATCTCATATAACGGACAACCATTCCTTTGTGTTCTTGCGTTGACATATATTTTATTTCTTTTTTATGATGTAAATGACCAATGTGAATTTCACGAAATTGTGTTGACGCCCATAATTTTGGCACTTCCGTCGCAACTAATAACGGCAAATCATTTACTTTTTCATTATTTCCGTGTGTGTAACTAATTAAACAATTTCCAAATTTATAATGTTTTCGGGGTGTTGGGTTGTTGTTGACATTAACGTTTTCATTTTTATTATACCAACAATCCAAAACGTCACCAACATAAAACGAACGTTCCCAATCGTGATTTCCTTGAACCACAACAACGTCAACCGGCGCAATTTGTGACAACATATCAATTCCGTCAATTAATAATTGTCTTCCCGCACGAAATGTTTTTTGCCACCGAACGTCTTCGTCTTGTGGTGTTCCCGCCGTTGTTTGGTTGTTCAAATCGTCGGAATTAAAAAAATCGTTTCCAATGGGAAATAAAACGCGTTTGATGTCATAACCCTTTGCGCGTGAAATAATGGCGGAAATGGCGCTTAAAAAGCGTTTGCGGGCAATTTTAGTGTCGTAATTGTCGCCCGTTTCTAACCCCCAACATAATTTTCCAAAATGTAAATCAAAAATGTTTATTTCTAATAATTGTCCTTTGTCAATTTTTTGATAATCAATTTTGTGATATATTGGCGCAAATTCTTTTACGTCATTTATTAATGATTCTCGCAATTGTTTTAATTGAAAAACTTCTTTGTGTTTTTTTAACCACGCCTTGATCTGAAATAGCGGTTCAACAACAATTTGTCCATCAACGCTTGAACCAACTTCCCATTTATTAACCACATATCGGTCAATTTCCCACACGTCCAAATCAATATCACATTGTTCAATTAAATCGTCAATTGTTTTGATTCGGCTTGATTTGCTTGATGTTAATGTTGCGCCTTTTTTGCTTTCGTCAAATATGATTTCGTTTCCATTGCTTGCGCTTTTAATTGCTAATTCCAAACAATGTTTTTGAATATGACGTGGCAAACTTCGCAATTGTGTGATTAAAGATTGCAACGACGTGTCCCAATGGGGACGGAATTGTTTTTTAAATTTGGTCAAAATATCTTTGTTATTTTTTTTCTAACAATTAAAGTCAAAATTACAATTGCCAAAACACCCCATAACCACCATTTTGTTTTATATGAAACAAACGGGTGTTCAGATTCTTTGACAATTATTTTTTCAATTGGAACTTCTTTTTCAATATAAATTGTGTCGCCCTCGCATTCACCGGACAAATAAATAATTGAATCTTTTTTTACATATTGAATTTTCAATTTTTCTTTAACGATTTGAATTGTGTCAAACTTAATTTTTTCATTAAACACAAATGTTGTGTCAACCTCTATTTGTGGCAAACGAATGGTGTCGGACAACAAAATGGTGTCTGTTTTTAATTTTAATTCGGGGAATTTGCGTGTTAAAACAACAATTTTTTCCTCTGCTTTATTTAATTGGCATTCGTAACGTTTGACCGGTGATTTTAACGTGCAACACCCCGAAATAAAAAAAATTAATAATAAAAATAATATATATTTATTCACATTTTTCACAACCCGACGGACGTTTTGTTTCGCCATAAATGTAACCAATCACAAACGGCGACAATGCGGCAAAATATGCGGCAAAACCCGCCATATCAATTCCATTGTTAATTCCCTTGATTCCAAAAATGAACCACGCCATTGTGATAATTGTTGTCATTAATGCACGTTTTGATTTAAAGATTTTAAAAACGTTATTTATAACGCCAAATATATTGTTAACTAATTCCATAATTTTATTAAATAGATTTTTCATAATTTTTTTTTTTTAAATTTTAATATCCCGAACGATTAAACGGGTTTTCGTTATATAAATGTTTTTTGTCAATTCCAAAACAATCGGTTAATAAATCCGGCACGTAAAATGACGGACACGCCTTGCGACTAAATTGATTGTGTCCCGCAATTAAAATATCGGGGTGACGCAAAATTTCGTGTTTTATATATATTTCCAATGTTCTTTCTTGTTCCGGTGTTAATGTG